AAGGCGGAAAAGATAGAAAAAATAATAGAAACTTTCTGGAAGACTGTTAAAAACATTTTTTAAATTATCTAAAGAAGGTATATAAGTAATAACAACATCAATAAAAAAAGATAATAAAAGAAAAACAGCCGTAAAAACTATAAATTTTATTGTTGTTGAGCTAATTAAAAATCTTGAGAAGAATTGAAAAGCAGCTAAAAATATATTAAACATATTAAGCCCTCAAAAATATAAATAATGAAATTAAAAGAAAGAAAAATATCATTATTGAAGAAATTAGAGAACGGTTGGATTCTAATAAATCACAATGGGAAGTAATCTGATAATGATTTCCAAATACATCAAAAGAAGGAGTAGGGCAAGAAGCTGAATGGTGAACTAAGGTAAAATTAAAAAAACCTGATAAAGAATTTTTTAGTTTATCAATCGGTGATTGTAAATTAGGCTGATTAGTAACATCTGGAAAACTGGAAGCAGGAGCGGGACCAGGTTTCAACGAAACGTTAACATCTACTTTAATATTTCCTGCTGCATCAGTATGCGTTGAAGAATTAGAACTAAATGAAACATCATTAGCAGGAGCACCAGCAGGAGCACCAACAGGAGCACCAGCGGGAGAACTAGCGGGAGCACTAGCCGGAGAACTTGCGGGAGAACTTGCGGGAGAACTTGCGGGAGAACTTGCGGGAGCACTTGCGGGAGCACTAGCGGGAGAACTTGCGGAATCATCTACAGATAAAGAACCATCTATAAAATTTCCTAAGGTTGTTGGATTATCTGCTAAAGCTTGTGAGGCATCTTGAGAAGATACAGGATTAACGGCAGGGTCTAAAACTTTGGCAACAGAAGGTTCTAAATTTGGTAAAGCTTTATTAAGAGCAGCATTTGCAGCAGCTGCCGCAAACTCGGGCGAAAGGGGTTTATCTTTTATTTCAGGTGGCAAAATATCAGGAAGATTAGAGGCGGGTACGTTATCCAGGGTTGGGGGAAGGTTGGCAGAATGTAAGGGAACATCTGCCCCTACGTCTCTATTGTATAAATTAATATAAGTAACAGGTGCATCAGGATCAACGGGAGAAGAAAAATAAGGAGTAGAACAAAAATAACCAGAAATAGGAGGACAAGGATTGTCAACAGTTTTAGTATAAAAATATGAACCATCAGCAGAAAAAACGGGCTGACCTCCAGAAGGTAAAGAATCGGGATTGGGGTTAGAAATGTCGCCAGAATGGTTTTTAGACGTTGGGAAACTAAGGTCAACGTTACCGCCATTAAATGAGCCTGATAAATAACCATCAGCCAAAGAAACAGCACCAGCTACAACGGCGCTAATTCCAGCAGCAGCTAAAGCAGGTACAACACCAACACCACCAGTCGCAGCAATTCCAGTAGCAGCCGTGGCTAAACCAGTTTCTACGGCTGCTTTAGCCGCTTGATAAATAGGGTCATTTGCAGCAAATCCGCGCCTATTTAAATTTTTCTCAACGGCTGCTGATATTGGTTTAATTTGATTTTGAGATGAAGAGCTTAGTTTAGGAAGGGTAGAAGAATAAGAATTAAAAGACAGTAAAAATAAAAAGGTTAAAAAAAAAATCTTAGGCCCTGAAACCCAAAATCGTAACATAACCGCATAAAACACCCCAAAACAAAAAAAATAAATCAGTTGAAAAAAACATAAAAAAACCTTAAAAGCCGTAGCAAGCTACGGCAAATTAAAATTAGTGCATTTGGCCCATAACTAGGCGCACGCCCTTAATAGTAACTAAAACAGCTACCAAAGCTCCAGCAATGGTGAGAACAGCGGTCGTTACGTCGGAAAAATCAACGCCACTAGCTAAGCTAGCAAGAGTTGTTGTAGTAGAAGTCATAAATTACCTCCTAATTTAAAGTTAAAAAAAACCTTGTTTTTTATCTAAACATTCTTAAAATAATGCCAGCTGATAAGGCAACAAGGTATAATGACACTGTAACAGCAAAACCAAAACCAAAGAGTTGAGCCATTTGAGCAGTGTTTGTTTTAGAGTTAAAATCATGCACTAAATAAGCGTTCATATTATCTAATTGATAATCAGGGGAACCACAAAGTTTAATTGTGAGCTGCTTATCATTTAGAATCTCGCCTTGATTTAAAGGGCGGCAATATATAATTTTTTCAGCGCTTCCTCACATGATTTAAAACAACTCAATACCAGAAACTTTTAAATACTGACGCTTGCCAGCACTTTGAATAGAAAATTCAAGGATATAAGGCATGCTCTGACAACTGACATCAAAAGTAGATTTGACAAAATTAAAAATTTCGTCATTGATAGAATATTCAGTTACCAAATTGCCTATGGTGTCATCATCGGAAGAATCAGAGGGCTTCATAGTAGATAATTTAAAAAATCTAATCAATTCGCCGGTTTCTTTATCGGTAAATTCGCCCTTTCTAGCTCCTAAAACGTTAACTTCAGATTTCAAATTCATATTAGACATTTTTTAATCCTCTTTATAAAATTCAGGCTTTTTCCCCGCCTTCAAAAAAATAATAAATCTTTAATCTTGGTTTGTCAAGCATTTTTTTTAAAATAAAAATTCTTTTGTTCTTCTATGGAAACCTTTGTCTTTTTCGTCAAAACATACCTGCCCTTAACATATCTATAAAACAACTCTATATAGTCCTCCAGCTCTTCTATAGCAACCTCTTCATCTAGCTTTATGCCACGTAATAAGCCAAACGTTCCAACCAAACGTTTACCTTTTAAAAAACGGTAGGCTTCGAAATTATCCTCTAAAGAAAGTTCACTAAATTTAAGAGCATATTTAAAAACTTCTAAATAAGGATTTTTATCATCGTTTCTTTTTACCGGCCTAACGTCAACTATATAACTATCCTTTGTGTATTTTTTCCACTCTTCAGAAAGCTGATATTTATCAGGTTTTGAGGAGCAAAACCAAATCATATGAGCATTAGGGTGCCAAGCTTGGGAATTTTTACCCCGTTTGAACTCTATGCTATAAACACCCGCTTTAGCCTTTACAAACTCAATAAATTTTCTTTTAGGGTTTTTTAGATGGTGCTGGCGGTCTTTACGCATTTTTTTTAAAGATCCTGTTAGTTGGTTATAGGCCTTAGATAGTGATGGTTGATTTTTGACAGTTAAAGTAACCATATAAGCTTTTAAACTTGGATGTTCAGATAGTAAAAATTCACTTTTTTTCTCAAAATTTGCCAAAAGTTTAGAAGCGCGCCGGATGGCACAAAATGGGCACAATGTAGACTTTTCGCAGAAATTCGCTGATTTTAAACTCATTGAACCACTTTTCAAAAGCTGCTTAAAAACTAAATAAGAACCACAACTTTTAACCCTCAAAGCCTCGGTTTTTAAAAAATTAACTTGAGAATAATTTTTGAGGATATAGTTAGCCATATGCATGGCACGGCGTTTAGCTTTCCTGTACCTTTCAAGGTTCGGCGATAAATCCGTATGATTAAAATCATTTGGCACATAATCGATAGAAGACATTTATAACCCTCTGTAAGCCGCATCAATAGCGACGTGTGTCTTTTATTTGTATAGTATCAAGTAGCTAAAATACAGAAAAGACAAAAAATTGTCAAGAAGAAATTTTTCTTATAGAAATTCTGTTTTTATTTCAAGTGCTTAGGAAGCTTTAAGATTGTGCAATTCTGTAAAATTTTAAGAAATTTGGAAATCGAGGAATCAAAGGTTTTCTAATGAGAGCGCGTTATGTATCTTTTCGCCGGTAAGATTATACAACGCGGGCCTGATAGCTTGCAAGCTTTACAAGGGTGGAATCTAATGCGGGGGGCTTCCCCCCGCCCCCCCTTGGCACGCTGGGGCAATGCTTCCGGCTGGAAGGCTGGAAAAAGTTGGCGCCATGCTTCCGGCTGTCCGGCTGTCCGGCTGTCCGGCTGTGCAGTGGCGCAGGCGGGCAGGCGGGCAGGCGGGCAGGCGTCAGCATGGACGCCATTTTTAAGCTTAACGCGGTTTAGTCATAGAAAACCTCGATTATGTCGGGGTTAGTCCAATCACACGTTTCATCCTCATATTCAGCCTCACAATTTATAGGATACCAAATAACCCTAAGTTTATCGTCTGGCTTGTCCAATCTTTGGCAAATGCCTTCATAAGATACCCCACAAGGGGAAGAAAAATCATTTATTGGATAAGCATCTTCTATAAAGATATATAAATGATCGTTAAATTTTAAAACACCATCAGGAAAATTTGAATCAGCATAAGACTTATTATTTTGTAAATTAATAAGGTTTTTTAAAGATTTTAAAATATTCATTATTAAATCCCCTAAAAGTCAATAGAAATAAAATTAATTTCTCTAATGTTAAATTCTTCGCACGCTTGATAAGGGAGAATAAATTTATTGTCTTTATTATAGCCATATGGCAAAGCATAATCTAAAACAAAGTTTAAATCTTCCTTATAATGCGCAAAGCAATAAACCCTATCATCAGTCAAAACAAAATCAGAAATAATATCAATTTCTATAATTTCAATATTATCATTTGAAGCAACAACATAATCTAACCAATAATTTTCATCGGCTTTTAGCTTGCTTTCAATTTCTTCAATTTGGGAATCTTTGAAATCGTCAGGAAGATCAAACCAAACCTCAATAGGAGTTTGTTTATAAATAATTTGAAAATNGAAAATAGTATANAAGGCCATAGCATTATAATCAGCCACAATTTTAAAGCTTATTTCTCTATCTTTTAATTTAGAAACGTACATTTTTTAAACTCCATAATTAATTAATAAAAAGCGGTGGTTTTTCCTCAACCGCAATTACATTATATAAAAATAAAAAAAAGAAATCCAATTGAAAATTTTAATTAAAATATGAGTTTTGATAGGTAAAACTAAATAGAATAAACAGGAAAAATAAATAGCACCCGCACGCCCATAAGATAAAGAAAAACAAAAGATAATAATCAGTTAAGAAATGGAAAAAACAAAATAGTAAAAAAAGGCCGATAAAAAAAAGATATTTAAAAAATTAATAGAAATTTAAATATTAATAAATTTTGTCAATAACTCGAAAAATTTTTCGGGGCTTCGCCCCGAACCCCATATGGCTTATTACATGGCATAAAGCTAGATGAAGAGGTTGCTATAGAAGAGCTGGAGGACTATATAGAGTTGTTTTATAGATATGCTAAGGGCAGATATGTTTTGACGAAAAAGACAAAGGTTTCCATAGAAGAACAAAAAAATTTTTATTTTAAAAAAAATGCTTGACAAACCAAATTAAATTACTTGCAGCATAATAAAAATTTCTGATTTAGAAGAAGCATTAGAAGAAGCAATATTAAAAAGATTAAAAAAAGATTTATTATTATTATTATTTTTGTTTTTTTTAAGTCCTCCTAAAAAATAAATTTCCCCTTTTTCTAAGCTAAGGTTAGTTTTAATTTGTCTTTTTTGGATAATAGGATTATCAGAGGTAACAACATAATCCGATAAAACCATATCAAAACCAAGATTAATAAAATTCTCTTTATAATCAGAAGAAATTAACAATTTTAAACCAGTAGATTGATATTTAAAACTAGTGTTTCTATTTCCGTTGTTATCAATAACAATTTTATCTTTAACGGGAATATTATCACCAACAAAAAAGGAATAAGTCTCATGATTTTTTAAATTAATAACAGGATTTGTTAATAAATTAAAATTTTGATTCTGGTTAAGATTAGAAGCTAATAACGAAATATCAGAATTGCCCAATTTAATAAAGCTATTGTTAATTTGTTGGCTAGGGTTAAAGCTAAAATTAAATAAAAAATCTTTAGAATAATTAACAATAAAATCCCATGCGCTTGCATGGTTTTTAGTTATTTTGTATTCATAAACATAAAGTTTAATTTTATGAATTATTGGTTCAACATCTAAAGCGGATAATAATTTTTTAATAATTTTAATATCATCATAAGAACCATAATAAATTAATAAATTATCTTTATTAGGTGCACCTGCATTTTTGTTGTTTGTATTTTGGGAATCTTTAGATTTAACATAAGTTGTTAAGCCAACATTACGAGAATTAGCAAATTTTCCCTTAGGAAATAAGGGAGAGATTACAGAAATCAGATAAGAAACAGATAGAAATCTAGGCTTATAAATATAAAGTTTATTGGCAATGATTTCATCAGTTTTTTTAGGCTTTGGTTTAGTACAAACAACTTTAACATTACCTTTATTAATAACCGTATAACCATTTATATCTAAGACCCCATAAAAAACAGCTTTTTTAAGATTTTTAGAATCAGACCTAATAGAAACTAACCGGTCATCATTTAAAACCTTATCACAAATAACATAGGGGTTTTTATCGAATTGTGTAAAATAAATACGGATTAACTGGGAAATAGGAATAACTTGAACGTTTATTTGGTTAGCTGCATATGTAAAAACCGGTAAAAAGCTAATTAAAGCTATTTGGGAGACTTTATTTAGAAATGCCTTGAATTTTAAATTTTTGAAAATGGTTTGTAACGTCTTCATAATCTTTAGTTCCTTTTATCAATAGTTCATTTCCGGTAAAATTATAACTTGGTACAAATTCTATAAAATTTTGGTTATTTTTTAATATTACAAATTTTCGGCCATTGCTCATAATATAGCCAATTATATAAAAATCGCTAAAATCATTGTTATCATATTTAACAGATTGTTTATTTGGTTTCGCCGTGTTATTAATTCTATTTTCTGATTGTATATTATTTTGTTCATATTTTTTAGGATTAAAGAAATTAAACAAAGTATAAACAGCATAAATTATAACAAAAGGAACAAGAAAAACGCCAATTTTAAAAGGTGTAGATTTTAGAATATTTTGCCTGTCATCTACAGATTGTTCAGTACCATTAGCACCAGAATAAGATTGATATAAATCAAAGATTTTTGGGTTATATTTATTGTTTCTAACAGATAAACGATTAGCTTTAGTTACTCTTGTGCCCTCATAAGTTTCAATTTTATAAACCTTAGAAAAGCCTAAAGATTTTATTTTAACTGTTTTAAAAGAAACCTCTATAACATCTTTTAAATAACGGTTTAAATCGTTAGGGCTTTGAATAATAACAGCCAAATCACACGCAACACCGGTATTAGGGTCGGTATAGTGTCGGTGCATTCGGAAAAATTCCATATGCTCGCTAGTTGGCTTTTTATCTTTTCGCCAAAATCGCCAAGCTTCATCAACAACAACTAAATCACCATATTTAACTAATGAATGCTTGTCACCTTTATCATTAGGGAAAAAATAAGGCTTTTCTAATCGCTCATCTTCAAAAAGTTTCAATTCTCCAATTTTATCAGGGTCAATTTTTTTAGAATTTATTAAATATTCTTTAATCTTATCATAATTAAGGCCATGAATATTGGAAGCAACATTACGGCCAGAAGCTAAAGCAGGAATGATAACATTAGCAACGACTTCATAAGTTTTTCCCGAACCCATTAAACCGGTATATAAATTTATTGCCATAAATTAACCTACAAATGGCAAACGCTTAATTATGAATCTAGCAGCCAATGAAGCAAAAACAACCTTTAAACCAAAATC